AAATAGAATATTAGGTTATTATAAATTTAATGTAGTTAAAACAGAATATAATGGAATCGAAATCAACACCCAAGAAGATATTGATAGCTGGGCCTTGCAGTCTAGAAGGTAGAGTACAAGCACACGAGATAGCTGATACATGTAGTATATTAGCAGATAAGTATGGCTTCGATTATTACTTTAAAGCATCGTTTGATAAAGCTAATAGAACATCTGTTAACTCTAAACGAGGTCTTGGTATAGATAAAGCTATAGATATATTTGCTGAGTTAAAAGAATTACAAGGTTGTAAGATTACTACAGATATACACGAGCCTTGGCAGGCAGAGAAGTTAGCTGATGTTGTAGATATTATACAGATACCAGCTTATTTATGTAGACAAACTGACTTATTAGTTGCTGCAGGTCATACGTGGAAGACTGTTAATATTAAGAAAGGACAGTTCATTAGTGGTAAGAACATGATACACGCTGTTAATAAAGTTAAAAGTACAGGTAATAATAAGATTATGCTAACTGAAAGAGGTAGTATGTTTGGTATGGGTGATCTTGTTGTAGATCCTAGACAAATAGTTGATATGAAAGAATTAGGTATACCCGTTATATTAGACTGTACACATTCAACTCAAACGCCTAACTCAGGCAATACAACAGCTGGTCAACCAAAATATACTTTACCAATAGCAAAGGTAGGTAAAGCACTAGACGTTGATGGTTACTTCTTTGAAGTACATCCAAACCCTAGCGCTGCTTGGAGTGATGGAAGCAATATGATTAAACTAGATAAATTTGAAAAAATACTAAAACAATTATGAAGATATATATAGGACACGACGCTAGACACAAGAAAGCTACTCTTGTTTGTCACAAGTCTATAAAGAACCACAACCCTGACTTAAAAGTATCTTGGATAGATAAAAGTAAGTTAAGAAAAATGAATGTATATGGTAGAAAAGATTTACCAGGCGAATCAACAGAGTTTTCGTTTACAAGATTTTATGTACCAATGTTAATGCACTACAAAGGTATAGCTATATTTTGTGATAATGATTTTGTATGGAAGTGTGATCCAATGGAGATAGTAGAATACATGAGACCTGATGATGCTATAGCTGTAGTAAAACATGAAGACTACGATGTAAAAGAAACTAAGATGGATGGTGTTGAAAACAAACAGTACCCAAGAAAAAACTGGTCAAGCTTAATTGTTTTTAATTGTGATAAATTAAAACATATGACTAAAGAATATTTAGACAATGCCTCAGCTTCTCACTTACATGAGTTGAGATGGGTTAATGATATACAAATAGGTAATATACCAAATAATTATAATGTACTTGTAGGCACACACGATACTGCAGGCGCTAAAGCTTTACATTATACAAACGGTGGACCTTGGTTTGATGAATATAAAAATGCAGAATTATCAGAAGAGTGGTGGAAGATATACAACAGTTTGTAAAAGATAAGTCAATCATCTTCGTGGGTAACTCCGTGGAGATGATGACTAGAAAAAACGCTAAGTTTATAGACGGTTTTGATATTGTCGTTAGGTTTGGTAGAGCTATATCAGCAAATGAAAAGCAACAAAAATATATAGGTAGTAAATGTGATATATGGATAACAGGTCAGTTCAGAGCTCCTGAATATAACAAGAACAGAGAAAACTTTAAAACAGGTAAGTATAAAAATACTAAGATCTTAGTTAATAGATGTAGAGGTAATATATGTATGAAAGACTGGATATTAGAAGAGCACTTACCAAAAGGTATGCCACAAAACTTTATGTATACAGACGACGAGCTAGTACATATAATGAAAGAAAAGTTTGGTAAAGACTTATTAGATACTAAAGTACTTAGACCAAGCGCAGGTTTTATTAGTATACTTTGGTTTATAGATAAAATAAAAACCTATAAAAGTTTACATCTTATAGGTTTCGATTTTTTTAGGAAGCAAACTAACGTAAAGCCAGTTGATAAACGTGGATTTAGAAGTAATTGTAAGCCTCATAGTTGGCACTTGCCTGTGTATTTATTACACAAACCAGCTCACGATAGTGATATGGAAGTAAACTACATAAATAAGTTAGTAGCTAAAAAAAATCTAATATGGTATATACTCAGTGATCTTAATAAAGATATTGTTAAATATAAAGGTTGGATGAAAGGTGAGAAGATAATATCTTCAGTACCTAAGAAAACTAAAACTTCTAAGATTTAGCTCCACACGGTTTACCATTAGCAATATTAACCCAACGTTCCTTCTTGAACCAGTCACGAAGAGTTGCACCTTTTTTACGAGCGCCTTTAACATTACTAGAGGAAGCTCGTTTATATTTTCCGGCCCTACCTGCTTTTTGTTTAGCACGTATAACCTTCTGACGTTCTTCCTTACTCATACTCTTATACTTAGCGTATGGTAGACAAACCTTCTTTGTGCCTCCGCCTTTTACTTTACTCATTAGTGATCCATCATTGGTTTATCCTTCATGATCTTTTTTTGCTCTGATTTAGAGTGTACACAACCTCTTTTTGCTAGTGATTTGTGCTTAGCAAATGTTTTAGCAAAGTGTTCTGAACCATCTTTACAATACATCTTGTGAGGTTTAAAATCTTTTTCTTTTCTTGGATATTTATTAGGCATAATTATTTTCTTTTACGTTTAACTTTTCTTTCTATTTCATATTCCCAAGGTAAATCTCTTCGTCTAGGGTCTATGTCTTTTGTAGGTACTTTCAATTTATAGTCCGCACCCTTTGGTTGAAAGTGGTAAAACAAAGTATCAAACTTTAATCTACCTTCCAACATTTGTTTCTTGTGACCTTTCTCGTGTTTAATTGTTTTTACTTGATCCTTAAATCTAAGGTCTTTATTTAAGAATATAGTTTTATTCTGGTCTATATAACCAAAAACATTTTTGCTAGGCATCTCTTTAAATCTAATCACATTATCAGTATGATTTGAACTTGGATGTAAACGCAGAACGTCGTTTACAGTTTTCATTTTATAACCCATTATTTTTTCTTTAATCTAGCTACAGCTTTATTTCTAGCACACTTCATTTTCTTTGCATAGCTAGGATTACGTTTACGATTAAATACTATTTGTTGATTTAAACTACCAACAATTTTTTTAACGTTACCTTTTCTAGACTTAATCATCCAACTAGCTAACGCTCCGCATGATAAACTTTTAAATTTACCTTTAGCGTCTGGTGCATCCGAGTCTTTCCACGTAGGTCTTTTACTTGCCATGTTTTCTTTTTAATGCCATTTTACATCTCTTTGCTATAGCTGCTTGTTGTCTTTTGCCTGCAGCTTTTGATCGTTGCTCTACTACAGTTAGTATCTGTATCTTACGAGCATAAGGCTTACTTATACGTTTTACTTTAGCACAAGTAGCTCTTGCGTCAGCAGGTGTAGCAAATTTTATACTGACTGTATCTTTAGGATTTTCATCAGTATATAAACGTCTACCACTACCTTTAGGTTTTTTACCCGTACCTTTAACTGGGTCAGCCATTACTTTTTAGATTTACCCATTTTACTTGGTCCACCAGCTCTAGTACATCTTACACCCCAACCAGAAGCATAAGCACTAGGCCATACTTTAAATTTTCTTTTTGCCGCAGCTTTGCACGGTCCACTAATTTTACCCATTGCTTTTAATTTTTTCAAATGAACTAATACCAAAGCAACCTAGTGTAACCCAAACAAATGAGTTATAGACTACTTCATTTATAATAAGATCTTTATCTGCAATAAGACTTGTCATTAAATCAGCTACAGCAAATAATACCATAACTATAAATGATACAAAGCCCACTACGTTTTTCTCATTAATATCGTTTTTATCTTTAAATAGTGCCCACATAATTATTTCTTTTTACCACCACGTGAATAAGGAAACATAGCGTTCATAGCTTTACGTCTACCTTCGCAGCCACATGGTATATTTAAACCTGTTGAAACTTTATCAACTAAGTTTTTAATTCCTGTTTTAGTGGTGAAGTTTTCTATGGTATCACCTAAACCTTTTGGATTTTGTCTTATCATAATATTTAATATTTACCTTGTCTATTACTAGGATTAGACTTTTTACTACCGCCTTTACCTGCCCATAGTTTTTTACAAGCCCAATACCTTGCTGACAGTTTGTCTTTAGCTGAGTCACACCTGTGTCTAGCTCTAAAACTTTTTCTTGCAGCAGCTGAGTAGTTATGTCCATAACCTTTAGCACCAAAGTGTATAATCTTCTCTCTACCATTAGCACAAGCTTTCACTACCATTTTTTTACCTGCCTTCGGCGATCTACGTGGCTTATTACAAGCCATACTTGCTTTGTTTAATCTACTCATATTAATTTTTTCTAGGATTAACTGGTGTTGATGGTGGTGTAACTGAAGAGCCAGATGGCTTTACAGTTGTTGTAGTTGGTGTACTATTGTTATTATTGTTGTTACTATATGATGAATTACTATAAACAGGTTTATACCTATATGGACTATAATAAAAATTATTATGTCCATATCCTATAGGGTATCTACTTGTTGGATATGTATTG